CGACGTGGTAGGCCAGCGCAGCCTTCCTCGCCTTCTCGACCGCCTCGTCGCGCTCCTCGGTGCGCTCCGCGACCTCCAACTCCTTGCTCTTCAAGGCGTCCCGGACGGCAGCCTCATCGGGATGTACCCGGTACGCCCCCACTATCTCGGCCACCTGAGCCAAAGCAGCCTTCGCTCCGGCCACCTCGGGATCGCTGGACATCTCCTCGCGAAGCTCCTTCGCTAACTCTTCGCGAACCGACGCCATCGCCTCCACGAGCTTCTTCTCGAACGTCTCGCTCAACTCGACCCGTACTCGCTTCTCGATGTCCTCGGTCGTCTCCGCACCATCGGAAGACTTCTCACCCCACTTCTTCTTGAGGTCCTCCGTGATCTCCGGGAACTCCTCCAGGAAGACCTCGGCCAAGGTCGGCTGATTCTCGTCCGCGTCCTCGGTGTAGATCTTCGGAATCGCCGTCTTCACCGCCGGGTCCGCAACGAAATCGTAGGTCCTTAAAACGAAATCGTCCTGGACGACCTCGCCCTCTACCTCCCCCGACGACGGCTGAGTGCTTCCCACACCACGAGAGCTGACCCCGAGCTGAACCTTGGCCTCGATGAGGGCTCGCAGGTTGCGCCCCTGCTCCGTGTTCAGGATCTCGGCCTCTCCCACCACGATACCGTTCTCGTCGATGTACAAGCCCGTCAGGACGTGCGACGCACGCTTCAGAGATACCTTGCCGTCGGAGTTGCCCGTCCAGAAAGCGTGGCCGCCCTTCTCCATGTAGAACGACCCGTGCGTGGTAGTCAGACAATAAATACCCCCCTCATGATGTACTTCTTCTATCGCCAAATGCCGAGGATCCATCCACACATTCTTCGCCTGGCTAATGTGCAATTGGTACAGTGGAACCTTGTCTGCTGCACGAATAGTGTGTCCCGCGTACTCGTAGTCCTGCTCCGGGTCGATCCGCACGATGCTGCCAGCACCACCCGACCGCACTAGGCACTCGTGAAGGTCGCGCACCAGCCCCTCGGAAACCGAAAAGACATCCTGCCGCGTGAAGGGGATGTGCCCCACGCGCAACGCCTCAGCCAGCGCCTCCTTGGTTGTCTGCCCATCCGAGACCATCTCCGCTTTCTTGGAGGCGCTGGCGGCCACCATGCGGCCGTCCCCGATGCAGAACCAGAACAGCAGCTCGCGCAGGCTGTCAGGATCCAGCCGCTTGGCCTCGGCTGGGACGCGCTTGGTGTACAGATCGCCCAACGGCTTCAGGTAGGCGTAGAGACGCTGGTCTGCCAGTGCGTACCCAGACTTGGTCTCGCGCCATTCAAGTCCCGGAGGGAATTTGGACAGCACCTCATCGTAAATGAACTGTTTGCTCCATGGCGTCTTTTGCGTGATGCAAACGTCGTAGTTGTCTACGCTGCCCGCCGAACAGTGCCCCTCTGCCAAGTAGATCCCCAAGAAGGCCGCGAAAAGCTCCGCATCCAACACCAACGGCTGTGACACGTCGTTCTTGCACGACGCCAGTCGCTTGGCCTGCACGCCGGGAATCGTCACCTGCGGCATAGGCTCCGCGTAGAAGGCCGCCGTCTTGGGGACAGCGTGGTGCCCGAGCCGCTCCGGGTGCTCCGCGATCTCGGAGATCGTGACGAATTCCTCCTCAGCCGCCCCCTTGCGATCCGGGCGCTTCACCAGCAGAAACCGGTGCGCCGGAGTAAAAGTAGCATCCATGCTACGCCCATGAACATGGTAGGCCACACCATCGTAGGGCTGATCAGTAATCGCAGTGACATCGGACAACACAGCCTTCCCGTCCTTGCGCGACCACACACGATCCCCTACTTGTACATCTCGAAATGCCTTCCACCCATGCTCCGTCAGTACCCGAAAGTCATCGGATGTCAGACACGGGTGATCCAGCTCGCCTATGATCCGGCGCGCCTTCAGGTTGTCGTCCAGGCGCTTGATCTCGCGCTCCATGAGCTTGCGAGAGTAGATCCTGCCGTTCCTGGTCGGGACATCCACACGACCGAACTCGCCCCGAGCGATCAAACGACCTTCCTTGCCCTCGACCAGCTCCAAGGTGCTCGGCATCGCTTCGATCAAGTGCTTCGGCATGACTATCCCTTCTTCCAGTTTTTCCACTTCAAAGGCGTTCGAGCCAACGGATTCCTCGCCTCTTTCCGCTTCGCCTTCTTTGAGACCTTCCTATCTGTCTCCTCGGGCTCGAACACCGTCAGTTCTACTCGCCCCGACCTGTAGGCTGTTCGCCTCTTTCGCGCCGCCTCCGCGACGCCGCTCACCCGTTTCCCAGCTCACCCCTGTCCTCCCGATCCAGCCTGTCGATGGACTTGTGGATCAGGGTCAGCGCGGGCTCGATCATGCCCATGAACTCCGGGACCTCCATCACGTCCTCGTCCAGCCGTCCGCTGTCCCAAGCGACCCCGAGAGGCTCGAACGCTTCCTCGAAGACCTCCGTCACGGCCTCGTTCTCGAACTCCTCGCAGAGCATGATGAAGATGCGCTGGATGCGCTCCATCAGCTCGTCCCGTACCGTCAGCGTGTTCTCGACGCGCTCTTCGAGAATGGTGCCCAGCTCTCGCGCGAAGCTCTCCGAGGGCGTCATCTCTTCGGTGTGGCGCCGCTTCGACACGCGCTCGCTCTTGCGCTCGCTCTTCTTGCCCGCACCCGTGCGCCCCCACAGCTTCTTCTTGCGACGCTCCTTGTGAAGCTCGCCAGCCCCGCCAGCGGCCTTCGCCGCCCGGACACACCGCCTCGGGTTCTTGGGATCCTGCCTGGTCCCCGGAGGGCACTGGAAAGACTTCTTCTTGGAAACCTTGCCCGCCTTGAATCGACGCTGCCTCTTCGCGGCAACCTCTTGGAGCAGGTACTTCACGACCTTCTCGGCGCTCTCCTTGAGGGCCTCGTTGTCCTTGGGCAGGTTCTTCCCCTTGAGCTTCTCTAACAGCTCCTCGACATCCTCGACTTCGAGATTGTCGAAGGGGAGCGCCATGATGCGCTCGAACAGCTCGGGCGTCACGTCTGGACCGTCGAGGGCATCGTTGGACTCCTTCTTGTCCTTCTTGTCCTTGCCCTCTTCGTCCTCTTCCTCTTCCTCATCTTCGTCCTCGCCCTTCCCCTTCCCCTTCTCTCCGACCGGGACTCCGATGGGGCCCTTGCCATCCCCGTGCGCCTCGCCGCGCCCCTTGCCCTTGGAGCGCTTCTTCTCGCCAGGGGTGTCACAGCCCTCGTCCTGCTCGTCGCCGTCGCTCTCCTCGGTGAGAACGCCGCTCAGGGCGATCTGGTCCTCGTCCATCGAGATGCCGAGGCCCTTCAGATCCTCTTCCAGGGATGTCGTGATTACCGTCTTCTTCATTGGTCCTACTCCTCGTTGTGCCGCGCCCGAGCTTTCAGGTACTCGGACACAATTGCCATGACTTTTGCCCGCTCTGCGAGCCTGTCATGTGCTTCCGCTAGGCGTCCCAGTTCGGAACCCACCAGCTTTGCGGCCTTGCCGAGCAGCCCGTGAAGGGTCTGCGCTTCAGCAATCAACGAGTCGCGGACAGCACCAAAGAACTCCTCTTGCTCCCCATGAAACACTACGGGCGTACATTCGTCAACTATTTCTTCCGCAATGGTGCCCAGTTGACAAATGGACTCGATTAACTCCTCCTCGAACTCGGACAGCTTCTCCGCGTCGATCTTGCGATACCGTGTACGCGGAACCTTGCCCTCGATCTCGCGAATGCTGCCGTACAGAGACGTGCGGATCTTCTCCGTGTTCGCCTCGTACATATCCATCCACTTCGTATCCTTCGTCGCCTCTTCCAGCTTCGCAAGCACGTCCGTCAACCAATAGTCCTCCTCGCCATCAACCACCTGGGCCAGCTCGCGAACTTGAGTTCGTGTTTCGTCGTCCAGAGTATCATTTGTCAGCATCTTCTCGGCTACCGATCTTACCTCGGACGCAACGTGAACAGGGAGATCCTCGTCGTCCACTACCTCTATGTCGGCATCCTCGACCTTGACCGACTTGACGGTGCCATCCTTGTTCAGCTTGCAAACGGCCTTCTTGACCGATCCATCGGAGCACGCGAACACGGTGCCATCCTCGCGAGTCGATAAGAACGCCACGTCCTCTCCCACCTCGTCCCGGATAGCCGCCTGCAACAGCTCCATCCTGTGTCCCAGGCTACCTACGAAGTGCTTGTTGAGTTCAGATCCCTTGATGTACGACATGGCTACCTTCTCTTTCTCACGCGCGCATACGCTCACGCGCGCACGCGCCGAACCATCTCCGACATTATGCCGATCCTGTCCAACCTCTTCAGCACTTGCTCCGATATCTTCTCGGCGTTCCGTGACGATTCCAACAGATCCGCCAACGCTGCCTGCATCGCCTTGGACTCTGCCGCCCCCGTAGCTGTCACCCTCGGAGGAGCACCTTCGGGTTCCCCCTCTTCGCCCCCAGCCTCTATCTCACTCGTATCCACGCCGGGATACATCTTCTGTATGTCTGCCAACGTCGCCGCCTCACGCTTCGCGTCGGCATCCTGCTCATCCTGCTTCTGAGCCGTCAGGAACAGGGCATCGTCTTCGGTGAACTTGAGTACGTACTGCATCAACCACGGTCGCGGCATCCAATCGGAAAGCGAACCCGCAAGATCGGCACGCGCGTTCAAGACCTCCATCTGCGCCAGCTCCATGATGTTACTCGGCACGGACATGTTCAGATCCCACTTCACCGTATCGGGATCGATATTGAGAACGGCAAGATGCACCCGCATCACCTTCCGCATCCCGTTGATCCACTCGCGCTGCAACCTCATGCAAGACCGTGCAAACCGTACATCCTCCTGGGCCAAGCTCGCCTTGTTCGCCTCTCCCTCTAGGCCCAGGTAGCTCTTCGGTACCGTCAAGCCCGCGAACAACTTCGAGCGGAAGTACTCCAGGTCATCCGTGTTCTGATACTCGGGCCCCGAGATGTTGTCGATCCTGGTCGACTCCTTGTTCCCCTTTGTCGGAATCCAAAAGTCTTCCTGCGGGTTCAGGATGTCGTTCTTGAACTGAACTTCGCCAGTCGAGGAATCGATGTACTTCTTCTTCTTGTAGCGACGCCGCGTCTTCTCGACCAAAGCCATCGCCTGTCGCGGCGGCAAGTCCCCCGTGTCAACATAGAAGACGTACCGTGCCTGAGATCGTGTCAGCTTGAACAGGAGCGCCATGTCCTCCATCATCTTCAGGCGCTTCCAGGTCCATCTCGCACCATCAATGACGCTGTAGCCATAGACGGATCGCATGTGCTTCGAGCGCAACCGCCAATGCACAATCTCCCACGGCCAGAACAAGGTGATGCCGTCAGCACCGCCCTTCTCCTTGCCGTACTTCTCTCGGGCCTGAACGAAGTCCTTCTCGTCTTTGATGTTGAAACCGAAACGCCCCCCCATGTCTTGTGCGAAGCCCAGCGTCACACCCTTGTCGTCGACGATACGTCGCACCGTCGCCACCGGCAGGAAGTTCAACCCCACTACTCCCTTTTCGGTGACCACTATCTCCGCGAAGTTGTTTCCGTACATGGCTAAGGTGCGAACCCCGGCCCAAACGTCCTCTTCGATCCTGAGCCTACGGTGAAGACAGTCGTCGAGCAGATCCCGTATCACCCTGTCATATGACGTTGCCCAGATCGTCTTCTTGTGGAGTGTATCGGGTACGGTACTGTCGTCCGCGTAGATGTTCAGGGCCGCATTGACCTCCGGGTAATCGTCCATGAGTTCGTAGTCTCGGTAACGGTACATGAGGGACTGATCTACCGAGAGATATCGTCCGAGACCGAACGGCGTAGTCGAAGGTGGGATTTCCCCTGTCGGCCCTACCTCCCCCTGGCCAAGGTAAATGGCAGAACGCCCCCTGGCCTCCCTCGCAATCTGGGAGTCTTTGTCACTGACAAACCACTTCTTGAGCAGATCACGAAAGGCCATCTTTGGTGCTACCAGTCGTCGAAATCGTCCGAGTCTCCGAACAAGATGGGCATGAACTCTACCTCATCGTCTCCCCTGGCTTCCTCACGAAGAGCCCGTACCTCATCGAGATCCACCTGCTCGGCCGGAATAAGCTCCGAGACCCAGCCGTGCTCGTGTCGAGTCTTCCTAGTGGTAACAGGTCCAGTGTCCAGTGGCAAGCGTTGTGCATTCTTGGCCAAAGAGTAGACTACGCCAGCAACGCTGTCGGCTACATCCTTCGTGCTGGACGGCGGGTGATCAACCTTCCCCTTCAGCCGGTCGTATTCCAGCTTCTTCAGCTCCTCCCGGAAGGGATGATACTCGTATAGCTCGATTCGATTCTCGTACAGGGCGCTCTTCAGCTCATCGTAAGGTGCCACGTCGCGATCCAGGGATAGCAGCTCAGTGTGGATACCCCGTCGCCGAATCTGCTGATGCATCTCGGCCGCCTGGTACGAATCTGAGCTGAACCCGGCGAACTGAAACCCGTGCTCCATCAAGTCGTAGAAGAGACGCCGCACGTCCGGGAGGTAGATCTGCTCGGCCGGAGGCGGGTTGATCCTAAGCATGACGTCGATCACGTAGTAGGGGGCCATGTCGGTGTACCTGTTCCCCTTCTCATCCCGCCTCACCACCTCTACCCACCGATCCACGTGGCCCACACAGAAGCCGCTAGAGTCGCCCGAGAGCGACGTATCGACATGGCACCACCGGAGCTTCGCCGCACTCCTCCGAGGCTTGTAGGCCACCTCGGTAACGTCTCCTACCTTGCGCTCGAAAGACACACAGAGGGCCTCCCAGTCGAAGTTCCCCGCCCCCCCTGCCATCCACTCCTCCTGGTCGAATGGATGCTCTCTGAGGCTGTCTACGCACTCGTCGAGCGCGTTGACCCTCTGGATGTAAGCCGAGATCGCTTGCGTCGATACCCCGGCAATATCCCGGAGAGATTCTTCCATATTCGACTCGAAGTCCTCCCGGTACTCCTCGGGCACCTCGATGATCCAGGCGTCATTCTCATCCAGGAAGTCG